AACGTTGTCAAATGCGGGATTCAATACAAACTTAACGTTAGCCAATAATGGGATAACATAAGAAGTATAAGCAAAACCAAAGTTCAAGTCCATACCTTTACCAGTGATTGCACCGATGTCAGCAGCTTGGATAAGAAGACCAGAAGAGATAGCCTCTTGTTTAATAGCCTCATTAACCATACGCATACCACCCATACCAGTTTGTACAACTAGGCTACGTTTTGGATCTGGTCCTTGGAACTCAACTTTACCATTGAAGAAGTTGTAGATCTCAGAACGGAACAAGTCAAGTGTGAAGTTATTTTTGTTGTATACTCTTTTGAATGAGTTATCCAACTGCTTCCAAAGACCCACAGACAATCTAACATCATCTGGACCATCTTGACGTACTCTACCACCGTGACCCCACATAAGGTAAGTCTCAATGTCAATTGCAATTTTGCTCAAGTGAGCAGCTTCCATATTAGTCAAGAATGTACGTGACAAGTTACCATTGTCAAATGCTTTTTTAACAGCATCTTTACCCATAGTCTTAACCATATCCTCTAAAGAGTTGATTGATGGATCCATGGTTTTGTCAAAGTTTCTCCAGATCTCAGTTACAGGAACTGTACCATCTGCATTCATACCACCTTTGATCATCAAGTCAGCACGGCTAGAGATAGAGTAGTGAACGTGAGCTTCTGCACCACCTACGTAGTTGTAGAATTCACGGAAACCAGCATTGGTAATGATGTCAGAGAATCTTTCACCATACTCACCACGTGCAGAACCTTTACGGAATACTTTAGTACCATTAGCCAAGTACTTGTTATCCATGTACTTGTAGTTGTCATTGTTTACCAACTGTACAGTATAGATAAAGCCATCACCAATAGGAAGAATATCTTCTGCAGTAATGTACATCTCAACACCATTGTATTTGTCATAAGTGATGATATCACCATGTCCAAATTCTCTTTTGTTGAGTTTGATACGGAAAGTAGTACCTTCAATACCTTTGAACTCATTGTCTGGTTCAATATCCTCAATGATGTAAGGTAGGTCAATAGATACAGGAGTCTGCCATCTATATTCCCCACGTGCGTTATCTACCATGATAACGTTCTTTCCACCAAATGATGACATTTGATAAAGAGGCATTTCTACTTTTTGGGACATAGCCCAAAGATCCACTGGACCTAAATCCATTGGCTCTGCATCTTTCAGCATATTCACCAGGTGGTAAGAATCCACATGGGAACTTGCGTTGTAAGCGGTATCCCTAAGGAATATACCATTGTTTAAAACTGGAGTTGCCATTTTATATTTATTTATTTATTTGTTACTAATTAAAATCTCTTGAACAAATTATTTGGTCTAGAGAGTGTTCTTTGTTGTGATTTTTGAGCTCTTCTTGTATTATCCTCATCTACAATAGTAGATGAACTAATCTTTCTACCTTCTTCTGTTTTTAATTTTCTTACAGTTTCTTCAACTGTTTTCTTTGAACCTTGTTCTTTAATCTTGCCTTTATATCCATCTGGATCTGCAAGTAACCATAATGCTTCTGCAATAAGATCATGTCTTGGTTCTACAAACTGATACTTTTCTAATAAGTGACCTAACATGTTAGTAGGCTTACCTGAGATAGAAGGATAGTTAGGTTGAACTAATCCGGAATATAATAAGCTTTGTACTTTTCTATCAAGTTTAATTCCTGCAAGTTCTCCTTTTGATAAAGTATTGTATACATTATCTGTATACATTTTTGCTTGTTTAGCTTGTTGCTCTTTCTTGTGTTCTTGTTCAGCTAACTGTCTTGCAATAATTTCTTCTTGCATTGCATCTAACTTAGGCTTAAACTGATTTGCTTTTTGCTCAAGTTTACCAAGATCAGACCAGTCATTAATTTCTGATTCAATTTCTTCAGGAGTACCAAACTGAGTAGCATATAAATATTGTCTTGCAATTTCTGCTTGATCATACTCATTTGATGGATCTAATTGAACTACTTCTTCAACATGAGCAAGAGTTCTAAATAAAGATTTAAGATCTGTCCCACCGTCTGCTACGTATTTAGCAGCAATCTGAAGTTCTTCTGGAAGAGATTGAAAAAACTCTTTTGGAGTATCTTGTCTAATCTTGTTTTCTCTTTCTTGGAAGTTAGCTTCAAATAATTCTCTAAAGTCTTTAGTAGTGTATTCTTCTAATGGTTTGTCATCATCAAAAGGAATAAGACTACCTTCTTCAATCATTTTCATTGCTAACTCAGAAAGACCAGACTTATCTACTTTTGGTCTTCCCTTATTTCCAGTTTCCTCTTCTTGAGTAATCATATCATCAAGCTGAGCAATTGCTTCATCAACATCTGCTACAGAACCTTTGTTGTTATCATCACTAGTATCAGTACCTGCTTTAGATGCAGGTTTGTCAAGGAACGTTGTGTCTACATCTTTTGGTTTAGAAAAGACTGACGTTTGTTTATTATCATCTGAATTATCTGATGGAAGCATTACACTTTCTGCACCAGGCATTCCAAATAATTCATCAATGTTTACATCTACTTGACCTACCGTTGTAGAGTCTAGTACCTGATCTTCAGGTTTTTTGTTGGTTTCTTCCATTACTGTTGGTTTTGGTTATACTTTAATATACAAAATAAACTTCAAATATTTAAAACAGTGGAAACAATTTTTTGGACTATATGGCTAAAAGACTATTTCTTCTTTTCTGTTTTATTATCAAATTTATTTTTATTCTCTCTTGCAATCTGTAATTGCTTATCAGCTATCTCTCTTTGGACATTTAATTTTTCTCTTTCAATATCCATTTTCTGAGATTGTCTTGCATTCTCATTGACTTGTTTTTCTCTTTGAAGTGATGTTTGTTCTTGATACTGTTCTGATGCTTTAATTTCTTTCATAGCATCTACGTAGTCTGACTGCTCATTCTTATTGACATCTACCATAGAACCATAACCTGCTGATTTAATTTCAGCAATGAGAATATCTCTTTGACGGTTTTTCTCAGCTTCAGCCATTTCAAAGTCTCTCTTAAGTTTTTCTTCTTGAGCTTTAGCTTGAAGTTGTTGTTCCTGCATTTGTTGTTGCTGTTGCATTTCTTGTTGCTTCTGTTGCTCTTGTTTTTGTTCAGAATCTTTAAGAGCATTGTTCAACTCAGAGATAGATTCAGACTGTACAACTTTACCAAGATCATAGATAGAAGCACCAGTAGTATTATTCTGCATAGCCATTTGTTTTAACTGCTCAAGAACAGCTCTATGGTTTGCAGTAGTACTAGCAAAGATATTAAGGTCTCTCATTAACAAGTCAGTACCTTCTATTTCAAAGTTTACTTTTTCATCTGCTGTAGTAATATAAGATAGTCTTGCAGATGGTTTAGTAGAGTTATAGTATTGAGCTAGGTCTGTACGCATTTGGTGGACTCTAGGCATCAGATAATCACAGTGCTGGATAAAGTATATCTCTGTCTGTGCGTAAGAGGCTGCCATGGCTTGTTCTACACCTGTAGCAGTTGTTTGAGAAAGTTGTTGACCCATTCTTTGTGGGTTAACCCCTATCACTTCATATGCTTGTTGTTTGAAATAGTTAGCAAGTTGAATTCTTGACATGAGTCTGTTTGTTTGCTCAAGATCAAGTTTCTGAAAATGCTGGAAGTTTAATGCGTTTTCTGTATTTGTAATTGATGTATCAAGAGGAAGAATCTGGAAGTTCTTCATTGCAACATATGCATTAGCATAGTTACCCTTACCCCAGTCTTCACCAAGTGAATGTTTAGGTAAAGTATTTTGATCTAACATAATTACAGTACCAAGTTCATCTACTAGGATATCTGCAATCTGATTGTTTACAATATTGTATCCAATCTGGTATGGTTTCATTAAGTCAATAAGAGCAGTAGACTTAGTATTTCTATCTGAGAATACGGCACCTTCTACTGGAAGTTTACAACCATACAAAGATGCATCACCTTTAAATTGGAATTTAAGTGGACCAATATGGTTTTTACCAACACCAATATAAATAGGACTAAAGCCACCAGGATTATTCATACCCCAGAATGATGGAAGGTTTGGTCCAATCTTTACACCACCCCATGTTTCATTAATCCAGATCCAGTCAATATGCTCACCTAAAATTAAATTCTCTTTATTTTTATTTTTAAAGAGTCTAGTATCATAGACAGGTTTTTCTGTAATCTTATAATCTTCTGTAACAATTTCATTAAGTACTTCTCCTTCTTCAGTAATCTTTGTAAGGTGTCCTACTTTACGTTGAGATTTCCAATATGCAGTAGTTACTCTTAATAAATATGCAGTACCTTGGTCATAGTAATCTTCTCCTTGAGAAAGAATTTGATTTATAATATCTCCGCCATCAGTAATAGAATTAGCTACAGCAGAAGTATATTGTCTGTATGCAAGTGAAGGCATATTAGTGTTCCACTCATGAGACTTAGTTGCATCATAGAATGAACCATCATTTTGTAATCCACCAATATTATAACCTGCAGATCTAATTGGATAAATAGCTTCAAGTGCTTCTAACTGTTCTTCTGTCATAATGTATCCAAACTTATCAATGACATCAGCAACAGTAAGCATATCTACTTTACCTACCCAGTTACCTTGAGAAATATATCTTGCATCTGGAGATTTATGATAGAATGTAATTGCTGGATTCCAAAGTTCTACATCATAGTCATCTTCCATCATGTGGAAATGCCAGAATTCTCTATCTGTAATTAATGAATCTCTAAAGCCTCTTTCTTCTAACTCATCCATACGGAATCTTTCCACATCTACTTTGTGTTGATGTGAAGCCCATTGTTCTACCATAGATCTATAATCCTTCTTGAAGAAAGACTCAATCTCAGGTAGTGTTTTTAAATTTTCTGGACTTATTTGTTCTTGTGCTTCTGGAGAATCTGGATCCATACCAGCCTCTAACATAGCAGAAACAATTTTCATTTGAGCATTAGACATAAGAGTTTCCTCTACCATCTTTCTTTTTTGCTCCATCATCTCATTATATGAGAATTCATCTACAGCTCTATATGTGAGTTTGGTAGTTCTTTTTGCAAATTCAGCTACTAGAACATTAATAACATTTGGAATAATAGGGTAGAACTTAAGCTCTAATGCAGTAGGATCTTCTTTTGTTAAAAGTTCTACTACATCTCTGTACTCATTATTTTCTTCAATTATATAGTCACCTTTATCAATAATACCTTTAGCAAGTTTATAGTTCTTCATTAACCTGCGGGCATTTCTACGGATTTGTTTTAATCCATTCCATTCTAACCAGTCAAGGTTCCATGCTGCCCATTCTTCATCCTTGTCCTTAGAGGAAATGAACTGTAAAGGTTGAGTAACACTACCCATCCTATTTTGCTCAACCTTGGCCCCCTTCTTTAACTGTAAAGCATTATATACCTGCATATCTATTATTTAAAGTTCTTAAAAGCTGATCTTTTAAAAACTTGACCATTAATAACTCTAGAACCACCACCCATATGACGGAACGGACTCTTATTTAATTTAAACAAATTATCTGACTTTTGCAAGTTTTTAGAAGCATCATCCATGATAACTCTCTTAGAATAACCTCTATTAGCTTGCTGTATTCTCATAAATGCAACAAGAGCTGCAAACGATACAAGTCTATCCACGTTGACTCCATCAGCATATTCTTGCATTTCTTTAAGTAACATTGGATCTGGAATACGTTCTATTCCATACTTAGTTCTTACAACAGTACCATCTGTTTTGGTTTCTACATCTAGTTCTTCTTTACAGTACTCTATAGTATAACTTAACAAGTGTGCTTTAAACAATGTACCTGTGTTTTTCCAACCATACTCCTGGAATACATTAGCATTAGCACCTAAGTCTTTTAAGAATAATATCTGATTCTTAGGTACAAGATATCTTTGTTTCTTTCTTGATATCATATACTGGATAAACAATGAGATGTTATTCTCAATTACTGTCCAAGCATTATACCATTCTATGATCAACTCTAGTCTCTGGTGTGTTTTATTAATATCATCAAATCTACCACACCATGCCGCTACAATCTTATCTGGTTCTATGTATGTTTCTGTTTCTCCCATAGTTACTTTAGTAACTTCCACAGGAGCTTTCATAATATAAATAGAACAGAGTGATTCTGATGTTGTTGTTTTACCTTCTGACACGGGGTCAATAGAAGCATAGTACTGTCCAAAGGTTGGATCTTTTATTGGTCTTTCCCATACAACAAGTACTCCTGTTTTATCTTCTAACTTCTTAGGTACCGGAAATTCTCTAATTGGTAACTTCTCTGTGCTTCTTACAGCAGCTTTACCAGTTTCATCAGCATAAATATCTAAGTATTCATATGCATATTCCTTCTCTTCAATTCTTCTTTGCTGTGCAGCAACTAAGTGAGTAGGAAATAATGATACTGATCTGTGTGCAAATGCTTCTTTGATGTTTCTTGGGTGCTGAGAAATCCTTAACTGATAATCTTCTGGGTTAAGTTCTTTCTTCCATTGCTCAAATTGTTTATCTAAAGCTATGAGAGCTTCTTCTACAAGAGAGTTACCAAAGTCATCAATATAGGGAGGCATTGACCATTGCTCAGGAATAAACAATCCTGACATGCCAACAGTACCTTTCTCATCAATAAGATTAGTTTCAACTGCATAAATATCTTTTGAAAGTGGATTCAAGATCATGTCTCTTAGTGGTTCACACTGAGACAAGTCACCCACAGATCCTGCTGCAATGAACATACCTGTAGTAACCATACCTGATCTCATGGCTGGGCGCATATACTCATATGTCTGATCCATCTTTGGTGCAATACCTGCCTCCTCATGGAAGAAGTATTTTACCGGACCCCCTACACCATTTGTTGGATCTTTCTCAAATGACATACCTTGTATGGTACCTTTGAGACCAACTTCTGTTTTTCTATCTCCTTTTCTTACCTCAATCTTCTGTTGCCACATCATAACCTTATCTGGAGACATAGGTCTATACCATGCTGTGTGCTCATTTAAGAATGCGGCATATTCCTGTAAGAATTTCCAGGAGCCTTTCTCATTTATATAATCTTTAAGTGATGCACCAATCTTAAGAGTAACCCCTGCTTCAAACCATTGCTGGTTTATAAGTTTACCCATATGGTAATAAGAAGATGCAATCTGACGTTTCTTTAGGATACCTACATGTTTATAGTTTAACTCTGCTAGTAACTCATAAAGAGCCATGTGATACTGTGCATCCCTAATCTTAGCAAATCCAAACTTTTGTAGTTCTTTATCAAAAATTGGTAAGAAGTTTAACCACATGTAATATTCTCTTGCAAGAAACCATGTATTGGTACTATCTTTTACAATAATCCCTTTTCTACATTTTTGCTTTTGGTCATCCCAATAGTTTACAAAGTCCTTAGACTTGAAGGGGGCTGTGCAATATACTCCATCACTTCTAAACTTGTTTGACTCTGATATAAATATCTGATTAGTAGTGTCGTTGAAGCCGTACTGACCAGGTTCTTTGAAAACTCCAAATATGAAGTTACTGAAGTCTTCTCTGGATTCAAAGCTTGTAGTTGTCCATTGTCCGTTGTCATAGGTTGGTATGTCTTGATAAATTTCACTCATAGTTATTAAGAGTTTAAGAATCATACGAGAGCCCAATTCCTCCGCGTACTTTACTAGATTGTTCATCTTGAAGATCTTTATATACTCCTTTAAATGATGCTCTAATCTGGTCAAAGTTTTTTGCTGCTGCTACAAGAGAGTTAATGTTTCCATCTCTACCTGCGGTAATCTGTGTTGTCTCCATATACCTAGCCAATCTGTCTAACATAGATGCCATACCTTTATATGCTCTAGATGTAGGAGTTTCATACATTCTCTGGCAGAATAAGAGAGCAGTATGTATATCATCATCCTCTGTAGAGAATTCTGCTTCTATCTCTTTTAGTATAATATGTTCTTTGTCTATCTCTGGAGTATGAAAGAATGGATTCATATCCGGATTAGGACATGTCATATAGAAGAGATATAAATAAACTTTAAGATAATCTTCTGGATAGTTATCCATAACATCTTTAAGTGCTTTAAGTGTATAACAATGTTCTGTAGGAATTACTTTACCATTCTGAACATCAAATAGTCTTACAATCATTTCTTCTTAATTAAGTGTGGATGATCTTTCATAAAGTTAATTACTGCAATAACCTCATCATAAAGATAAGGAACTACCATTGGAATAACTTCCTTTACAATAGGTTCGCCATTAGCATCTAATTTAGCAACAGGATAACCATATTTATCTTCACCATCTGTTTCAAAAGTAATATGATGAATAAATATCTTACCCGGTTGTAATTTAGGATTATGCTTTAATATAATATACATA